AGGCGAGCGTGTATGTCCTCAGGTGCTAACCGCTTTTTTTCCTTATTCATTTGTAGTAATAAGGTCCTCAGTGCAGGTTCCCGTAACTTCGCACTGCGGCTTAGTGCACTCAGGCTTTGTCCAGTTCTCAAATTCTTGGCACTCATACCTTACCCAACCTTGATACCCGCACCCTGATAGGAGTAACGTCCCCAACATCGCCCCTATCAGGGCGCGAATCATTTAGAGCCTAGACCGTACTGCTTTTCGCTTGGCTGCAAGGCTTTAAGTAGAGGACCTACTAAGCCTGCGATAAACGCATTAGCTAGTACTTTAGGATCTGTAATACCGGACATATAAAGCGCCGCGGCACTTGCTAGAGCTGCTCGAGCATATGACTTACCGGCAGCGATTAACTGATCTTGCATAGTGTTACTCCCTAGTGCCCTTAGAGATTTGTCTAACTATAACCCTAAACTCTCGATTAAAGCTTTAGCCTTGACGGGTGATATTTCTACCTCCCAGTGCATCTCGTCGGCTCGGCTCTTAAAGTCGCCGCCCCACTTAAGGCCGTATTTTTTAGATAGCGCCCGGATCATCGGTACTTTTTCAGCCGGAAACGTGCCTACTTTACCGAGAGGGTGTTTAGTAGCATTAAGGTCGATAGCCGTACCGGATGAGTGGCAAGATAATTTATCCGTAGTGCCTCGTACCATACGAAAGGCGTAAGCCCAATCGTCAAAGGTGCCCTCGTCGATCGGCTCGATTAGTTCGTGAAACTCTGCCGCAAAGGCCGCTAAGAGTGGGCCCACACTCTCAGCGCACCTAAGTTTACGGTCTGTACCCTTTACCGGGTAGGCCTTAATTTTGATCTCGTCTGGATCTTTAGAGGCCGGGTATCCGTTATAACTTTTTAACATTATGAAAGTAATAAAGCCGCTTCATCGGCAGTTATGCCAAGGCGCTCTAATAGGGCAGATTTAGCCTGAGCTTTATTTTCTAAATCTTTTTCTTTATCAACTCTAAGTTTTGCATCTATCTCAAACTGAGCTAGCTCATCAAGGGTAGCATCTCTCTCGATTGTAATACCTGTGTCGCCGTTGCTTTCTGTAATTTTGTAATTAGTTGGCATAACCGTACACCTTTACTATTCCTGTAATTGTTCCTGCTCCTGGGATAAGTGTAAATCCGTCCGCCGTTACGTTAGCATCTAAAAAGCCGCCAATTTGGTATGAGGATGCATAAGCGCCAGTTGAAATCGCTGATCCTTGCGATGTAATGTTAATTCTTGTCCCAATATTTGGCGCATATAAATCCATAGTAATACCTGCCGCGGTTGCTCCGCCCTGCTGCAACTTGAATGCAGTTTCATTTGCGTTTCCAATATTTGTAATGCTTGAAGTTACTCCAACTGTGCCATTTATAAAATAATTGGCGGAGCTATTATCGGTTCCACTTACACGCATTCGCATATAAAGCGGTTCATTATTTGCAGACATTGTATAACTTATAACCATTTTGTAATTTCTATAAGTAGAGGAAAAAACCGAGTTTACGCTTACCGTACTTGATCCAGTAAACGTAGTCGAGTTGATAAGAGTTAAACCGGATCCGCTAGCGGGTGTAGTCCAAGCTAAACCCGTTGCCGCGGTAGAGTCAGCCGTAAGTACTTGCCCGTTTGTACCGACTGCAAGGCGAGCCGGAGTATCCGCAGCCGTTGCCGCAATTAGATCACCTTTAGCATCTACGATTGTATTTTGGATAGCATTAGAGTCATCCTGCGCTACCCAAACAAAGTCCATATCGGTGTTAGAGTTTTTAGCTAGTACTTGGCCGCTTGTGCCGCCTTTAAGATCAAGTAGCGAGGCATCTATAGAGTCACCTAGAGCCTCGATAGCGGTAGCGCCGTCTTTAACTAGATCGGTAGACGTAGGTACCGGCCATCCAAAATTAGGTGTAGTAGTTGCCATTAGGTTAATCCTCCAAAAGCGTTTTCCCATATAAGAGTAGCATTAACACCCGTCCATACCAAGGATCCCGGGGTAACTGTCGCCCATTGTGGGGCTACTAATGAAAAATCTGTAGGGCTAAGAGTCAGGGTTAGGTCTACATAACCCGGAGTAGCCTTAATAGCAAACCCCTCGACAAAGCCATTAAAAGAGCCGTTAAACATATTTATAGGTAGATCGTTAATTATTACCGGCTCGCCAAAAAACGCATCTATAAGCTTATCTCGCTCGGCATCGGGTAGCTCTGAGTTATCGAGCCTAAAGGTAATGCTCTGTAGCTGCTCTCGAGGGATAGCTCGAAGTCCTAGCTCTCGATCCATAAGGTCCTCGACATCGGCTAGGTTATGGAGGTTAGTCGTAACCTCTCGCTGATATCGTCCATAATTAGCGATCGAGGTAGCATCTAGGGCCGTAGCTTGGCTATTGTAATTATTGCCATAGTTAAATACTAAAGAGTTACGGATCTTGCCAATTTGTAAGATTGTTTTAACCGTAGAGGGGATAGCGTAGTTAGCCGATAAAGTCGTATAGCCGTTAGTAGTTAGGTACTGTGTCCGGTGATCGGTATCCGCGTAGCAAACTCGCCCGGCCTTGTCCTCGTATATCTGCCCTTGTGCGCTTTGTGCTATCTGAGCGCAGAGGTTATAGCTGCTCGCCGGCTCAGCGCCTCGAGAGATCATCTCGTAGAGTCCAGGCTGATCTATCTCACCTAGCCCTACGTTTTCTGCATTAGCCCACGTAGTCGTAGGGTCATAGTTAAACCATTGTAAAGCCGGTGCTACCTCAAACCACGAGTTAATAAGCAGCTCGTTTAGTATGTCGTAGATTTGGTTGCCGTCCTCATCCTTAGCCAAGGCATCGGGAAAAAGGGCTTTAGTTAGTTTAGCTAGAGATCCTACGGCCAATATATTACCGATTGTTATAAACCCGGTTTCCTCAGGCGATCTTACCGAGATACCAAAATCTGATACCTCGCCGCCAAAAACGGGTACGTAAACCCCGGCGCTATTCTTAAGCTCTAGTGTAAGGGAATCGGTTACGTCAATATCAAACGCTGAGTTATCGAGGTTTACAATCTCCATACGTGCGTAGCCTGCGTTGCACTGTAGGTCAATATCATCGCGGCCCGTGGCCATATTTACACTTAGGACGTTATCGTAAACGGTCGTGCCTACGATTATTTGCCACTCAGGCAGCCAAGTACTCATACCGCGTAATTGCCTGCGCCTCGGTTTACCGACGTGCCTCGGTAAGTTGATTGGTTAAGTATATCCTCGACGGCTCTAGCGATAGCCTCAGGATCTCCTACGCCTGTATTAACTGTTAGCTCTACTTTTGTAGACCCGGCCGATGGAGCGTAATTACCGCTAGCGGCTTGATCCATCAAAGCGATACTTGCCGCTGAGTCTGATCTAGATCCTCCTAGCCCGTAGTCAGGTAGGCTCCACGCAGGCGGTACAAAATTAGGGATAGGGGTACCGAGTTTATTACCGCCAAAATCTAGCCCTGTTTTGTTTAGGGCATTGTTATAGTCATTAAGAGATTTAAGGCGAGCACCATCGGCGGCGGCTTGAGCCTTGGCCACTCGGTCGATCATAGATAGCTCTGAGGACTCAAGTAATAAGTTAGCCGTATTAGCTGCGCTTGTAGTCTTACTAATAGAGGCTAGGCGTGCGATCTCTGTAAGTTGGATCTGTACGCGCTCGTTATAAGACTCCTTAGCGGATAAGGTACCGGCAGCCGTTATCGCAGCGTTATATTTCTTAAACGCCTCCTCGCGTGCTAATTCTTTATCGCCCTCGGCCATCTTGCTATCGTTAATTACTCTAATCTCGGTTATGAGCTGCTTATTAAGAGACTCGAGCGTAGCGTTACTTATCTCGGTAACACCGGCTAAGCGCTGCATATCCGCGTTTTTCTGAAAGGCTGCAAGCTCGCCTATTTTCTTTAGAGCCTCGTTGCCCTTGTCCTGCTCGATGAGCATAAGCGCCTCTAGGCGTAGTTTTGTCTCTTTGTCATAAGTTGCCTGTAGTGCGGCGGTCAATGAAATACGCGTACTATCAAAAGCGGCAGCGGCTTTAGATAGAGAAACTTTATTCTTTTCTTCTCTCGCTGCCTTGGCTGCTAAGGCTAGTCTTTCTTTTTCCTTTTTTAGACGATCTTTTTCGATCTTGTCACGCTTGGCGATATTAGGATCTAGTGGCCTTGGTCCTAGAGCAGAGCTAGGATAACCGCCCATACGCGGTACGTTTCTTTCCGCTATCCGCTCCTCGAATCCAAAAAGGCGATCCATAAAATCGGTAAGATCGTCCGCGAAATTGTCTACCTTGCCATAACTCTCAGTACCAAAATTAGCAATTGCTTTACCAAGTTTTGCTAATTCTGTAATTACATTAGAGGTATTTGTAGCAAGTGTTGCCATAGATTCAGCTAAATCTTCAGTGGTGGTATCGCCAGCTAAGATCATAAAAGCATCTACTAAGCTGCCGCCGATGATTTCTTGAGCATTATCTGCAGCCTCACCAAGTACGCGCATCTTGCCTTCGTAAGTGTCTAGCTCATCTCCTGCAGCACCCTTAAAAGTTTTAGTAAGTAAAGCTAAGCCACTCTCGAAATCGAGAGTCTTTAACTCGGCTTGGCTTAGGCCAAGGTTATACTTTTTTAACCCTTTAGTATTTCCCACGTATAACGCGGCGAGGTCCTGATTTACCGTAACTAAATTCTCACCGGATCCGGCAGCTATATCTAAACTTGCATTTAGTAGCTCGTTAGATTTTGTAACTGATCCGGTAGCAGTAATAAGTTTTTGATACGCCTCGCGTAGTACTTCACCTTGGTATCCAAACTTAGCCGAAATTCTATCTAGGTTTGCCTCTATAAAAGGAGTCTCGAAAGCCTGTCCTAAATTCTTAACTACACCGGCTAGGCGCTTGGCTGACTTTTCATTATCTGCAAAAGCCTTAACCGAGTTTTTACCAAACTTAACTACGGAAACCGCTAAAGCAGCTAGACCGAGAGCCCCTAAGGCTTTTTTAGCGTTTGCCGCAAAACCCGAAATTTGTTTACTACCCTTAGTTAGGGCTTTTCCGTCAAAAGTGGTTACGGCACTTACGACCATACTAGGCAGTTTGCTTACCATTATGCCGCCTTAGTGTATGAGCCTTGGTTAAAGGCGTTTATAGTTTTTTCTATAGCTCTAATTACTGCAGCTTGAGCCTTGCCCTGATCCTCAGCCCACGCTCTAAAGATCATACGGCCGCGCTCCTCGCGGCTATCGCCATAGAGAGGCCCCATACGACTAACAAAATGAGCGCCAGCGCCCGGGTTATTAGACCGGTAGCCATTACGTGACTGTGTGTTAGCTCGTCCGGCGGTCTCATAGATCGCACCGGCGGCAGACTTATTAGCTACAAAGTACAAAGCTCGCCAGCCGTTACGATTTTTATCGCTACCACCAGCCTTGTAGTAGATACCCTTTTTAACCGTCTCGTAATCGTAAAGAGGAAAGAGGCGTACCCGGCCCTCACTATTAAAAGTCCTAAAGGCCGAGTTACGAGCCGTGATCTTTTGCCCTACGGTGTTTTCATTCCAGCCGTAAAGGTTATCCGGCTGAGGCGATGGAGCATATCCTCGAGCCTTATCCCTAATAGGGATCATTACCGCTTTAATCTCGGCGTTCATTTCTTTAAGTAGCTCAGGATCAACCTTACGAATAGCTTTTAGAGTGGTCTTAACGCCTTTTATTTCTACTGACATTTCGCTCGGCCTCCTTAGCTTGATCGTTTAATACTTGTATTAACATTTTGTACATCTCTATATCGAGATCGAGGACCGACTGAGGCGAGATCCCTAACCTAATAGATAGCTGCGCTACCTGATAAGTAAGGGAGTCTCGCCCTAGCCTAAAGGTTCGTCGTCTAGGACCTCGACCTTTACTAATGTATCCAAAAACTCCGGCCCAAAACTTTTTACGGTCTCGCCGCTGCTTTTAATACACTCCCAAGCTAGCCAGTACACGTCCGACTGCTTTTCGTCATCTCTAAAGGCTTTATGAAAACCTTTTTTAGCGTAAAGCTCAAAGGCATACTCGATACGCGGCGTAATTTGGTGCTCGGTTACGTCCCCGTTTGCCCTTGTTATTTTGAGTCGTGCCATTTGTTGCCCCTTTGTTAGTTAGTTATGGTGTGGTGTCTACTACGATTACTGAATTACAAGTAAACGTAATTGACTGGCTACTGATATCACCGACGGCCCCGTTAATGTCCGTGGTGTTGTTTACCAAAATCGTGCTCTGGTACTCAGGATTGGTCGTAGAGACTGCCGCGCTTGTCTGCTTAAGCGTAATAGGTACCGTAGTACCCCACGCCGCCTGTAGTGCAGCTCGTACCGCGCCTTGACCGCTTGCCGCATTATCGTTTAGGAAATCAAGAGTAATAGTTGAGGTCTCGAGTCCCTTAGCATACTTACGAGCGTTATCACCCATAGCGGTAACTTCTAGCTCCTCAAATACGCGGTTAATAGTTGCACTTGTTACGTGATCTGAAAGGTCTACCGAGTTAAGGGTTACGACCACTCCATTAGATAAGAATATAGCCATTAGCCTATTCCTCGCTTTCGTTAGTTGGTGTTGGTGTTGGTTTTTCTTTTGTTACTTTGACCGGTGCAGACTCGTCTAAGATCTGCCCGATCTTTCGCAAAAACTTTAGGTCGTCCTCTGTATATGGCATTTATTAGCTCCAGCTCGTGAGTATTGAGATACGGTAATCGGCGGTAAGCAAAGTGCCACTTTGTACGTCTAGTACGGTAGGCGCTGAGAGACTGCCAATATTCATTACGATAGTAGAGGCAGCTAGTTTATTAAATACTGCTACCGCTAAGGTTTCGATGCCGTTTAGGTTGCCTTGGTTATCGAGCATTGGCACCGTCAAAATAATCTTAAAGTTAGCCATAGGCGCGATAGTCGCGTAGTTATTATTACTTGGTGTTATGTACGGATCATCGGGTACGACGATAACGCTATTAGCCGTAATAGTTGGAGGTGGAAAGCTATAGGTATTCCAAGAATTAGGGTTATCTAGAGCTGCAGCTAGTGAGGCACGTAGGGTAGTTATCGCGGCAGCCATTTAGCCCACCATCGAGTTTGGATTTTGGTAGCCAGCTAACAAACCGCGGATTTTGCCAATCATTGAGTTCCCGAGGCGGTAAGGTGACGGGCTCATCCCGTCGATCGACACGCCTCCGGTTTGGCTAACTTGCCGGGCTTGGAAAATATCTACTGCAAGGATCATCGCTGCCTCACGGATAGCCGGAGTCGTAGCGTAAGAATTAGTTTTTGTATCTGCTCCTACGGCTGAGCCATAAGGTAGTACGCGCTGAAAATTGACGTTAGCGGCAGTTTTAGCAAATTGGATAAAGCTGTAACCATTAGGCCAATTAAAGTAAGTGTTATTCCATACGATCGATGGTAGCTGCGATGTAGTGCCAGCTGACCAAGGGATCGTACCGGTGATCGTGTAGGTACCGTTAAAGGTTGAGCCGCATCCACTCAAGGTTACAGACTGCCCGGTAGTAAAGATCATAGGGTTAGCCACCATTGCTGTAATTACATTATTTTGTAGTGTCACGCCTACTACCGGAGCTGAGGCAAACCATAAAAACTGATTGAGGAGATCCTGCGCCGTTTGGCAACAGGTCTCGACTATATCGCTCGAGTAAAGATTCTCTATTCCAAGGTTCGCGCGTAGCTCGGCCTCGGTGACGTAGGTAGCTGGCATCTCTTTACTCCAATCTTAAAAGAGGCCGGTAGGGCTCAAAGGGCTAAGAGCCCTACCGACTATTAGTTTTTGCTTACGCCTTTAGATATCGGACGATACCGTTAGGCATTTTTGCGATCGTTGCCATAAAGCCGTAAATCGCTACCTGTACCTGTAGGTTAGATACTACGTTTACGCTCATATAAGCCTGTGGGCTACGGTAAACCGTGAAAGCCTCAGGTGCCAAAATTAGAGCTGACGAATCGTCCACTGTGGTCTCTGTAAAGTTCTTGTCTACGTAGAGATCAAGTCCTAGTACGTTACCGCGAATAGACTGTGGGCCTACCTGTCCGGCCGCGTTCATCGGCTGAATGGCATTGTAAATTGGTCTCTTTGTGGTATCTGTCGCGCCCATAAGTAGCTGCCACTGTGCGGCATTACCTACGTAGTTTTGCGCGAAATAACCTGTGTTTTTGTAGATAGCGGCTGCAGCTTGTGAAGTAAACGCAATTACTCCATCGCTATCAGCTGTTGTAGGTGTCGAACCTGTACTAGCTGTTAGTAGTGCATTTACTACGGCTGTGTCGATAGTAGTTAAGTACGCATTTTGTAGCTGTTGTGTTAGCTCTGCATAAAAATTAGGATCGGACCTCTCAAGGAGCTCGATACTGATCGTACCCATTCCACTGTACTTCTGTACAGTTCCCGTTAGATACGCGCTCTGCATATCTGTATTAGATACTGCGCCGTTTTCTGCCTCTACTGTAACGGTTGGCGCTACGCCTGTACCGCCGCCAGCTGCAGTGACCAATGAGGGCACGTTTATGGTCATACCCTGAGCCGGTAAAACGCCTTGTGAGCAAGCATCAATCGCAGGTGTACCAAAACGTGTATTAGTTACAAATTCTTGTAGGTACTGTGTCGGATTAAATGCAGGGTTTCCAGCAAAATCATCTGCCGCGGTTACGTAGAGCTTTGATTCATCGCTACCAAGTGCAGCTTTGATCTTGTGCTCTGTGTATGTAGCCATAGAGACGATAGGTGTGCGTACTCTTTGTGAATCGAGCACGGATGGACGGATGATCTTACGAGCTGCCTCGACTTTTTCAGCCTCGGCCGGTGCATCTACCGGAGTATCGTCCGGTGTATTTTCTGGGGCTGTAGTCACAGCTTCCTCACTTTCGGTTTCTGTTTCGGTTTCGATCTCTACGATAGTCGTAGAAATAGTAGTAGTTTTTTCTTTTGTACTTGTCGCAGCTTCTAACTCTGCACGTGCCGCCATAATCTCATCAACGGAGGCGCTAGAAAATGCGGCGCTCTCGACGAGCGACACCTCTTTGAGGACGGCCGCCGTGACAAGCAGGTAATCGCCCATAGGCTTAGAGGCGGTTACATCCACCCCTACGGATAAGCCTGAGACTAAATTTTCCTGCGCAAGGAGTAGAGCATCTTGTCCCCGAGAACTCATACTCAAACGAAAGGAACCATAAACGCCAGCGGTAGAGTCGCTAAAGCTGATAGCGCGCCCTACCGGTTTATCTTGTTGATGCTGCGCAAGTAATTTTATTTTTTCTGCATCGGGAATAGCAATAGAGCCGCGCTCGAACATTACGGGGCCGGCGCTTGTATGTCCGACCTCGCCATATGGTGCAACGAGTCCGGATACGATCCGGCGCTCTGTATCTGCAGCTTGGATTTCTTGACTAAACGTTAGTAGCACTTGCATCTCCTAGCGGTGTGAGTGATTCCATCTGTCGAGCTTGATCTAAATCAATTAGATTGAGGTTTAACATTTTTTCGATAATCTCTAAACGATCTTTTGCATCGACACGTAAAAACGTATCGTCTACCGCGAACCGCACCTGATTTGAGCTGTTTGTTATGTCGTTCATACTGAGCCTGTCCTCAATAGCTGAGATATAAGGCTGTAGTGAGTACGCTACAAATTCTTTACGACCATCTAAAATATTTTGGTACGTCATCGAGTTATTCATATCAGCACTTAGTAGGTAGCTCGGGACGTTCATCGCGCGGCTAATTTCCGTAGCGAGGTATTGCGAGGCTTCCGTGTACATCATATCTTTAGGGCTAAAACCGATATTTTCTGCAGTAAGAGTAGAGGTCAAATATGCAGTACTGCGATTTTTTCTAGCGGAATTCCATCCGGCTAATATGCCTTGGATCTGTGTCTCAGGTAGATCCGCACCGTTATTTTTTAAGATAGTGGTGGCCATTGGAGTAGCTGCGCTTACTGCGCTCGCTCTTTGTATATCCCACGCCGCTTTAATTGTAGTGCCGGCGGTTTGTAATACCCCAGGAATTAAAGATTGGAAAGTAACGAGGGAACCGATACCGGCCATTGGTACAAGATTGCCGTCAATAAAATAATCTTTAATTTCTGTACCGTATTGGTTAGTGGTATATGTAACGCGATTATTAGCGACCCACTCAAAGCCGGATGGTCTTCCGTCATCAGCATACAGAGAGGTCACTCTCCAGTACGCAACGGAATAGAAAATTAAACTATCAACGGTTGCACTGATCGTAACGCTGCGAGGCTGGCGTATATCCGGCTGTTCTAGCCATACCGGAGATCCTAATTTTTCGCCGGTTGATTTTTTATAAAGTGCAAGATCGATCGATGAGATAACTCCGGCAATGAGGTTTCTGCAGCGACTAACGCTGGCAACCTGTAAAGCAAAATTACGATCGATACCGATACCGTTATAGCCAAAAGCTGAGTTAGTGTTAAACGATCCATACCCGTAGGTGGTATCCATAACCGCCGGGGCATACTGAGCTTCGATAGTCGGCTTAGCAGCTGACTTAAAGCCTAGAGTTTGTAGTAATCCCATAGAGCGCATTTTCCCATATTGTCAAGCATAAATACGGCTATAGAGCGCGTGTCTAAACGTAAACTTTAGCCTCACCTAGCGGCTGCGTAAGTACGTGTACGACCATACTTAAACCGATAGCAATATCTACGGGGCCAGCCGATTTACGGCGCACAATACGCCAGCTAGCATCGGACTCCTTAGCGGCGCAGTTAGCCATAGAGGTAACTAGCTCATCTTGGCCCGAGTGGACGAGGCGCTTATTAGAGAGAGCCTCGTAAAGATCGCCGGAGGCTTGATAGCCCTTAGTACCGGATATGTCGAGTATTTGTATGCCGTTTACCTCGAGGCGTTTAGCAATAGAGGCGCAGGTATATTTATCGTAGGCCACTTGTCGCGGATAGTAAATCTTGGCCCACTTAGCAATAGCGTTAGCTACAAAGAGCTCATCGATGGATACGTCCGAGTGGAATATCTCCAGCACCGCTACGCCTATACGACCATCCTCGAGGACTTGGCCCATTACGAGCGACCCATCGCGCCTCGACGGTGCCACGTCAAAGGCAAAAATAGTGAGAGGACCAGGTACTAGCTTAAGATCCTTATCGCCTGACTCCTCTACCGACATATGCGGCCAAGGTGATTGGCTACTGCTCACCCATTGACAAAGTAGCTCGGTTTTTGTGGTCTCTATTGGCTGTGTAGCTACTGCCTCCTCGAGAGCCTCCATAGTCACGGTATAACCCAGCGCCGGGTTAGCCATAGCCCAAGCGGACCGGTCCGTAATTTTGGCAAAAGGAGGAGCTGAGTACTCGTAATAACCAAAAGACTTAGGCGGTGTACTGCGAGCGCGCTCGACAAGATCATTAAGCACCGTGCTAAAACTATCTCCGGCATTTGAGGTTATCAGTGTCTGAGCATTAGCTTTAGCTCGAGTAGTAGGAGTAGCTGCACGGTAGCCCTCCTCCGATATCTCGCGTGCCTCATCGACGTATAATAGACTGGCGGACCTGCCTCTTGCGCCGTCGCGAGTCGCTGCGACTACATCTAAGCGGTGCCCGTTTTTAAGCTCGATCGACTCGGTACCATTGGCGTACCGGATCTGCTTAACCTGCCGGCTGAGATCAGCTGAGCCCTCGATCGCGTAGCACACTTGCCTAAAGGTATCTAGAGCCATAGATCGGTTAGAGCTCATAATAAGGATATTAGGACTATCAAATAAAAACATATGGCCGAGCATCATCATACGTGCGAGGTGAGTTTTACCCTGTTGCCGGGCACATAAAACAAGATTTGTCTTACGGATGAACATATTATTTTCGTCTACGCTCGTCATATCCCTAATTACAAAATCTTGCCACGGCAAAAGCGGCAGGCCGATACTGTCTGCGAGCTGCGCTATCTCATCGCCGCGATTAGGGCCCTTGAGGTAGGGACTATGTAGGCGAGGCTCAGTAGCCCCATATACGGGAGTTTTAGTTTGGCTCATAGTGTTACTAATCCTGTTCAGTTTGGCCTACACAGGGACCGCTAGGGACTGTACCAGTGGTCATCGGGGAGGTATAGGTCGG